TGTCTATCCTATGATAGATTATGGAACCCATTACGATTGGAACGGATGGGAACTAAAAGATTTTTTTCCAGCTATCAAGGCTTGGAAATACATTAAAGAAATGTTTGATGCTGCGGGTTATTCTTATACATCAACTTTTTTAGATAGTGCTTTTTTTAAAACATTGATAATACCTTTTGCATCTAAAGACTTTGCGCTAAGTGATACACAAATAAACAACAGGATATTTAAGGCTAATACTACTGAATGGGACACAAGCGGAACTGCTAATTTTGTTATAACTGAAACAAGCCCAACTATAGCAAACACCGCCCAAAGTGATAAGATAGTATTTACAAATGAAGTTAATGATGCTGGTGGCGTATATGATAATTCAACAGGAAACCCTACAAGTGGCGTTTATACTGTTGCTGAAAGTGGATATTACAATGTTAATTTAGTTATAGACTTAAACGTAGAATTTGCACCAACAGGCGCGGGTGCTGAAGATGTTGATGCTATTTGTGCTTTAGCTGGTTATTTAGAATTAAGAAATTATACAGGCGGTGGTGGTACTTATGGGATATTAGATTTAAAAAATTTAGGTATAACATATACTACAGCTATTACTGCGGGTGGTGTAGGATTAACAACGGCATCACCTTCATATCCTGACGATGAGTATAGGGGACACGGAAACCCCGCAATAACTAATATAAATTTATCTTCAGCTAATAGATATTATAACCCCCCTAATAGATATGTATTACAAGCAACAAATGTCTTTTTAAATGCTACTGATGAAATAAGTGTTTATGGTAGTTTCTTTTTAGGTCCTACTGACATTAATCCACCATCAACATCAACAGGAAAATTATTTAAGGGTGTTGCTTCACCTAATTATTATACAGGAACGGCAACAGTTAAATTAATCTCAGGTACTTATTTTAATCAAGTTGTTAATAATGGATATGTAGAAGGCAACACTATTGAAATGAATAATACAATACCTAAGAACATCAAGCAAAAAGATTTCTTTATGTCTATTGTAAAGATGTTTAATTTATACGTTCAATCAGATACACAAAATGATAAAAATGTATTTATTGAACCGCGTGAAGATTTTTACAACACAACTACAAAGGATTGGTCACAGAAATTAGACGTTAGTAAGCCTTTAGAGTTTTTGCCTATGGGCGCATTAGATAGCAAAGATTATCTATTTACATATAAGCAAGATAAAGACTATTATAATGAATTATATAATGATACTTGGAATGAGATTTTCGGACAGGAAAAAGACGGCATAACTAATGACTTTGTAAAAAACACTTATAAAACAGAAGTAATATTTAGCCCTACACCAAGTAAAGGAATTATAGATAACGATAGAATAATACCCAGCATTATTAAAACAGATGATAGCGGACAGGCACAAAGAACTGAAAGCAATATTAGAATACTACAATGGGGTGGAATGAAAGCAACGGCTTCACTATGGAACCATAAAGATAATGCGGGTGATACTGTTAAAACTACTTACCCTTATGCTGGTGCTTGGGATGACCCTTTTACACCTACTATTTCTATTAACTTTGGATTGCCATTTGAAATTTATTACGATGATACCTATGGCACTATAACGATAACAGATAATAATTTATATGGGAAATACTGGTCTAAATTTATTACTGAAATTACAGACATTAATAGTAAGGTTGTTAAAGGATGGTTTTATTTAAAGCCTAGTGATATTAGAAATTTATCTTTTAGGGAACAGTATTATTTTGATGGTGCTTATTTTAGACTTAACAAAATAGAGAATTACAACCCTGATAGCCCCGTAACTAAATGCGAATTTTTAAAGCTAAAAGAGGCTAACGACTTTACACCATTAACAGCAGTAGCAACGGGTGGCGTTGCTAAGTTAGGAACAAAGCCGATGCCTAAATTTAGGTCAGGTAGTGACGTATTAAAGGCTGGTAATAGTTATGCTAGTTTAGAACAATGTATTAAAGGTCAAAATAATTATATAAGCAGAAATGCTACAGGCATAAATATTACAGGCGATAGTAATAAAGTATTTTCAGATACTAATAATGTAATAATTCAAGGCGACAATAATATAGTTAATTCAGGTCTAAGTAATGTAATGTTAATCAATACAAATGATATAACTGTTAATAGCAATAATGTAACCTATATCAATGGAACTATAATAGGTAATGGTAGTGTAGTGACGACAAGCACAAGCATAACAGCAGACAAAAGTATTACAACTTATGAAGGCGATACTTCAGCAGCTAATGTTAATATTACTTTGCCTAATGATGCAATAGTTGGTAAGGTATGGAACTTTAAAAAAATAGACGCTTTAAACACTTTGCAAATTAGAACTACAGGCGGTAAAACAATAGACGGAAGTGCTACCTTAAACATAGTGGCATTATATACAACATATAGTATTCAATTTGATGGAACTAATTTTATAATAATATGACTTATATACCTGATATATATAGTGGGGTTAAAGAGATAGGAACTAACAGCACTTTAACAATAATAGATAATAGACAAATGCTTAATTATGGTGGCTTAGAAATACAGGGAACTATAATAATTTATGGCGATTTAATTTTAAAATAATACAATGGGAAAATTAGTAATAACAACAGAAAACGGAAGCACGATTGGTAACCCGCCAAGTGGCGAATTTTATGTATTCCTAGACAGTAATAATAGTAATGCTTTAACAACTAGAGATAGTTCAGGTACTGATACAACTTATTCAGGTGGGCTAACATATACAAAGGCAGAAGTGTTAATTACAAGTGGCTCTGTAAGTGCAAGTGCATCAGACCAAGCAGTACCATCATTGACTTATACAATTCCTGCTGATGGAAATTATGTAATATTTGCTATGATTTCAGTTGATATTGGCGGTAGTGATATGAAGCCAATGAGTATAATGCTATTTAAGAATGGAGTAAAAGAAACGAATAGCGTTACTATGGACTTTGCTAAAAAGAATGAAAACCAAAGTATTCAGTTAACTTATGCTATGGATGGGCTTGTAAATACTGATGTTATTGCGGTTTATGTTAATAATGATAATGAGGATATTAATACAATAATAGTTGGTAGAATGTTAATACAGAAATGGGCTTAATGGTAGATTGTTTAAAGTGTATTAATTCAGCTTGTTGTAAATTAAGCGTAGAAGTAGATAGGGATGAGTATAATACATTTTGGCAGTTAGGGTTAGAAGAACATTTTGATACAAGAACAGATATATTTTTAATGAATAACTCAAAGTATTTGAAACACATAAAGCAACTTGATGAAATGCACAAAGATAATTTTGCAATATTAAAGAAAAGGAAAGATGGAAATTGTATTTTATTAGATGAAAATATGGAGTGTAGTATATATGAAAACAGACCTAAAGTTTGCAAAGAATATAAGCAAAGTAGTTGTATAAATATTAGAGAATTAAAAGAATAAGAAATGGCAGAAGAAGTAACGTTAAAGGTCAATGTAGAAACAGGTAAGGCTGTTAATGACTTAAACAAGTTAGATAAAGCAACAGGCGAAGTAGCAAAAGAAACTAATGCTATGGCTATTGCTTCTTCAAAAGGGGCTAAGTCTTTAGGGGACTTAGAAAGGGCTTCAGAAGATTTAACTACTAGGTTAAAAGGTGCTGAATTTGGAACGCCTGAATTTAATGAACTTAACCAGGCTTTAAAAGATGTAAACAGACAGGTAAAGAATACAGAGCTAAATATGGAAGCCCTTGATAATGAACAAGTAGCTTCAGAAATTGGAAGCGTGGCGGGTGCTGTTGGTGATATGTCTGCTGCTTTTGTTTTATTAGGTGGCGATGAAGATAGTTCTATGGCTGAAACTATGGCACGAATGGAAAAGGCTATAGGTATTACAATGGCATTTAAAGGTGGAATAGAGGGCTTTATTTCGTTTCAAAAGTTATGGAATAACACTTTAAAAAAGACTGCTGTTATACAGGGAATAGTTACAGCTGCTACGGCTGCCTGGTCTTTTGTAACCAAAGGGGCAACGCTTGTAACTAAGGCATTAAGACTAGCTTTATTATCATTACCATTTGTTGCTATTGGTGCTGCTATTGTCGGTTTAATATCTTATTGGGATAGTCTTGTTAGTGGTATTAAAAGCGGTTTAAAATGGTTAGGGCTTTATGATGATAGTGAAGAAAAGGCACAAGCAAGAACAAAGGCACGATTAAAAGAAGAAAGACGATTAAGAAAGCTAAGACTTAAACAGATTGAAAATGACGCTAAAAGAGAACAATCAATTCACGATAATAGAATTAATGGACTAGATAATGAAATTAAGATAGCTAAGAGTTTAGGTAAAAGCACTATTGACTTAGAACGCCAAAAGTTAAAGGCTGTAATAGAATTTCATAAAGGTCAAAGACCATTAATTGAAGAAAGCATAGCATTAAAAAGAAAAGACATTGAATTAGAAATAGCAAGGCTTGAGAGCTATGGAAGTTTAGGCAAAAAACTACATAAAGTAGAAGCAAAATTATTAGAACAAAAAGCAAAATTATTAGAATTATCAGAAGAACAACAAACAGCAACTAAGGCTATTGAAGATGCAGAAGTAAGTTTATTAGTATTTGAAAATGAGATAATAACAGAAAAAAGAGAAAAGAGAAAAAAGGCACGTGAAGAAAAAAAGAAGGAAACAGATAAAGAAGCTGAAGAAGATATAAAAGCAGCACAAGAAAAAGCAGATAAGGAAGTAGAAATAGAACGTAAAAGAATACAAAATATACAAAAATTAGAAGATGAATTATTTGCAAGTATTGAGAAACTAGACGAAGAAGCAAGGCAAAGGCAACAAACAGAACAGCAGAACGAAATAGACGCGGTAAATGAAAAGTATTTTGCTTTAATAAATAATACACGATTAGGCGAAGAAGAAATATTAAGACTTAAAGCACAATTAAAAGAAGAAGAAGCATTAATTAATGATAAGTTTGCAAAAGAACAAGCACAAAAAGACAGGGAAGTAAAAGATGCTAAAACACAATTAGCTTTGGATGGTTTAACTGCTGTAATGGATTTAACAAGCGCCTTTGCAAAAGACAATGAAGCAAGCCAAAGAAAGGCTTTTGAAATAAATAAGAAGTTACAAATAGCACAGGCATTAATACAAACGTATCAAGGTGTACAGGCTATCTTTGCTTCTGCTTCAGCAAACCCAATAACAGTAGGTTTTCCAGCCTACCCATTTATTCAAGCGGGTATAGCGTTAGCTTCAGGATTAGCAAACGTACAGAACATTAGAAAACAACAATTTTCAGGTGGTTCAGGTGGTGGCTCTTTTGGTGGTGGTGGCGGTGTGCCTGGTGGTGGTGGTGCAGCACCTCAAATAGAACCTGTAACTAATACATCAACGTTATTATCTCAGGATGCACAAAAAGTATATGTAACTGAAACAGATATTTCAGAAACTCAAAATAAAGTAAGTGTAATAGAAGCACAAAGCACATTTTAAAAATATATAATTATGGAAAATAAAACAGAAATATTAGAACTTATAATCAATGAAGAAGATGAAGATAGCGGTGTAGAATTTATATCGTTAGTGGACCAACCAGCTACAGAAAAACTTTGGCTAAAATTCAATAAACAACAGCCCTTAAATTTTAAGTTTAAAATACAGGATGAAGAAAAAAGAATTGTTAGCGGTTATTTTATGGTAGCTGATTTGCCTATACCTAGATTAAACGATTTGAACGAAAAGTTTTTTGTAGTCTTTAAAAAAGATACGATTAACAAAATTGTAAATAAGTTCTTTAAGCAAGGATATAGTAATAAGATTAACTTAATGCACGACCAATTAACAGACGGGGTTTATGTAATTGAAAGTTTAATTATTGACAATGAACGTGGAAGCGTAGCACCTAAAGAATTTGAAAAAGTGCCTAATGGTTCTTGGTGGGGTTCTATGAGGGTAGAGAATGATGAAGTTTGGCAACTTGTTAAGGATGGTCAGTTAAGGGGCTTTAGTGTAGAAGGGCTATTCGGTCAGGATAAGTCAAGAAACATACAAGAAAAAATTATACATAAAATAAGAGATGTAATAGCTAACTATAAAAAAATATAAACTTTTTTTTAATAATTAAAATATTTCACATATATATAATAAAGACTTTAAAGTTATGAATGACGTAAAACAATTATTTCAAGATATTAAGAACGTTTTTAAGACTGAAGGCGTTGATGTAGAAACAGAAGAAACTACAACAGAAGAAACAAAAGAAACCATTGATACAGTAGAGGAAAAATTCGAAGATGTAACTTTAGCAGATGGAAGCATAGCACAGGTAGAGCCTGATGTTAGCTTAGGCGCTGCTATGGTTATTTTAGTAGAAGATGAATTAGTACCAGCACCTACAGGCGATTATGAATTAGCAGATGGTAGAGTAGTTTCAGTAGAAGATGGTGTAATTGTAGCTGTTGCTGAGCCTGAGTTAGAAGAAATTGAAGAAGCACCAGCAGAAGAAGTAGTAGAAGAAGTAATGGAAGGCGATAAGCCATTTACTGACGAACAAAGGCGCGAAGCTAAAAAGATTATTGAAAGCATTGTAACGGAAAAACATTTTGCTAGTGAAGATGAAACTAAGAAAATCAATGCAGACATTGTAGCTTTAAAAGAAGCGTTTAAAAGCCTAGTAGAATTAACTGAAAAGTTAGCAGAAAACCCAGCAACAGAAAAAGCTAAAAAGAATACTAGCGGTTTTTCACATTTGAAAAATAAAAAGAAAAAAGATTTGATACAGAATTTAAAAAACAAAAATATTATTAACTAAAAAAAAAATAAATTATGGCTTTCGATGTTTCAGCACTAAGTGCATACGTAAATGAACACGCTATGGGATTGATTGTACAGTCTGTAGCTGGTGGTCAATTAAGCAAATACGCAAATTTGCAAGCGGGGATTAAAGGTCCTACGACAATAAACACATTAGATACAAACGTAGTCTTACAGGACGCGGGTTGTTCTCGCTCAGCAGATGGTACAACTACTTTATCACAAAGAACTATAACGCCAAACGCTTTGGCAGTTTTTGAAGATTTATGTACTGCTAATTTAGAAGCTACCTATTTAAGTACAGAACTTAAAAAAGGAGTTACAGAACAATTAGAGTCTATTCCATTTGAGCAGACTTATATTGATTTAAAGGTTGCTAAAATTCAAAAACAAATTGAAGTAAAAGATTGGACTGGCGTAGCTGGTGCGGGTTCTTATGCTGGACTAGCAGCACAAGCAAGCGCAGTAGTTGAAATTAATCCAGCCTCAGCGGGCGCGATAGTAGCAGCCGCTTCAGGAAACGGAATTATAGCAGCATTTACTAAGATGGCGCAAAATATGGATGAAGATATTGCAGATGCAGACGATATTAAATTGTTTTGCGGAATGGATATGTTCTTAATGTATCAAGCAGCTATTGCAGATGGTAACTATTTCCATTATGTAGTAGATGGCGCACCAATGAACGAACTTCCTTTAATTGGTTTTCCACAGGTTACAGTAGTTGGAACTGTTGGGCTTTCAGGACTTAATACAGGTGTTGCTGGTGATGTTTGCGCTTATTTAACTAGAGCATCTAATATCGTTATCGGTGTTGATATTCCTGACGAAGAAGCGGATGATGTTCAGAGCTGGTTTGACCCAAATACTAGACTATACAAATTTTCATTTTGTTTCAGACGTGGTTTAAATTGGGCTTTTCCAACACAGGCGAACAGACTTAAATTAACATAATATTAACTTTAAGGGGGTGTAAAAACCCCCTTTATTAAAATATAAAAAATGGCTTGTAATTTATCAGCGGGATTTGCTAGAGATTGCTCAGATAGTGTAGGTGGAATTGAAGAACTATACTTACTATCTAGGAGTGATATAACGGCTTACACTGAAGCAAATAGTGCCATTACTGCTATTACAGATGGTGGTAATACTTGGCGCAAATATGAACTTAAAAAAGAAGTTGGAAGCGTTGTAGCTACTATGTCTATTGACCCAGCAAACGGCACCAGGTTTAGCGAAGGTGTTGTAGCTTTTTCTATTAATAGATTTAAGGCTGCTTCGGTTAACGAATTAAAGTTAGCTTTGCTTGGTAGATTAGCAATTATTGTAAAAGATAATAATTCTGTGTACTGGGGTTTAGGCTTTCAATCGTATGCAGAAGGGCAAAGTTTAGTAGTAAACTCAGGTACTGCTTATGGCGATAGAAACGGCTTCGATGTTGAGTTAATGTCTAAAGAACCTGAACCACCTTTTACTGTTGACGGCTCAGTTGTAGCGGGTCTAACAATTAGCACTTAATATCTACTTTCTTCATAAACCAAATTAGGGATGCTTTAGAGTGTCCCTTTTTTTTTAATAATTCATTTTTTTCACATATATTAATAAAGAGAAATTATGTTTAAAAAAGGTTTAATCGGTCAAACTTGGCACGGAAAAGGCTTTAAAATTCAAATTAAAGATGAAAACAAGGCTATTTTAAAAAAACTAGGTGCTGACGTATTCGCAAAAAAAAGCAAAAAAGCAGATGATAATACTGAACAAGAATAGCACTACAGGATTTGTAGTAACGTTATATGAACTTTCAGTATTAGTAGACCCTTATTATTTATTTGTTTTTACTTCTGCTCAAACTAAAGTTAGTTACTATGCTATTATAGCAGATACAAGCACGAACAAAAAAAGATATGACCAATTTACTTTTGTTGAAGGCGTTAATGATGCTGTAAATGGAAAATTAATTTTAGGTAAGGGTGGTTATTATACTTATGAAGTATATGAACAAGCAAGCGCAACGAACTTAGACCCAGCCTTAGCAAGTGGAATTGTAGAACAGGGCAAAATGAAGTTGTTAGATAGCACAGAAACGCCTAACTTTACACAGCATACAGTTACACCAAGCACTAATATAGTTTATAACCCTCGTTAATTATGTATCAATTAATACCAATAAATTTTAATAAATACGAATTACCAAAATTCAAAGAAAGTAGAAAGGGTAATTGGTACGAATACGGGACAGACAGACCGTATAAAAATACTTATCCTGACTACTTAACTTACCTTTACGATAAGAGCAGTAAACACGCTCAGATAATTAACTCTAAGGTTAAATATATTGTAGGTCAAGGCTTCGCAGTTGATAACGATATAGAGTTACAGCAAAGGGCAGCGATAGAAGGCTTTTTAAGACACCCTAACGACACCGATACAATGAATGAATTGTTAGGTAAGTTGGCAAAAGATAAAAAGGTCTATGGTGGCTTTGCTATGCAAGTAAGATTGAATAGTTTAGGTGCTATTGCTTCAATGGACCATTTAGACTTTTCAGATGTTCGCGTAGGTGTAGATGATGATGTATATTATTATACTGATGATTGGAAGGCTAGAAGCCCTGAAAGTAATGAAGATTTTACAGAATTTAAAGCGTTTACTTTTGAAGAAAAACTAAGGGCAAATGAAAATTATTTAATTTACTATAAAGAGTATAGACCTGACTTGGGCGTATATCCTTTGCCTGACTATGTAAGTGCTATTAATTACTTAGAAAGTGATATTAGCATTAGCACATTTACGCTAAATAATATTAAAAATAATCTCAGTGCGGGCTACATCATTTCATTTCAGAACGGGCAGCCAACACCCGAAGAAATGGCAGATATTGAAAGGCGTTTTAAAGACTATGCAACAGGCGAAGGTAGAGCGGGTCAGCCTTTACTTAGCTTTGGCGATATTGATGCACCAGGTCCTGACATCTTACCTATACCAACCAATGGTCAAGACGATAGATTTATACAACTTAATACACAAATAAGGGAAGAAATATTTACAGCGCACGGAATTACTAGCCCAAAATTAATGGGCTTAAATGATAATGGTAGTTCGTTAGGCAACAATGCAGACGAAATAGCAGTAGCTAGCCAACTTTATCAGAACCTACAAATTAGCCCTGAACAGGTAGTATTTGATGAGTTATTTAATATGATACTTAATTACAACGGGTTGCCAAAGGCTATACACTTATTAAAAATAGAACCTGTTGAGCGTGGATTAACTGAAGCGGCTATCTTAGGAGTAATGACACCTGAAGAAGTGCGCGAAAAGATAGGCTTACCACCTTCAGACATTGAAGTTAATAAGATTGCTGAAGCTATTGGATTGTTAAACCCTTTAGTAGCTACTAAGATATTAGACACAATGAATGCTGAAGAAATACGGGGCTTAATTGGTTTAGGTGGTCCTGTCATTAAAACTACTGAAACATTAAAACGGGAATTTAATGACTTAGAAGATGAAATGTTATTTCTGCAACTTAATGAAACGGGCTTCGATTTAAACGATTATGAAGTAATAGATAGTTTTCAAAATGAAATAACCAGCTTAGAAACTGCAAAGAAATATGAAGGCGATATATTAACGGACTATAGCTTTACACTTGACAGGGTTTTAAACGATGTAGAAAAAAACATTTTAGGTATGCTTAAAGGAAATCCTAAACTACCTGTTACTGAAATAGTTAAGGCTTTAGAGTTACCTATTGAAGACGTAAATAATGCAATACAGAACCTACAGAATGCTGGTGCTTTAGATAAAAACTTTGTACCTACTCAAGAGGGTAAAGAGTCAATCCAAGAACCAGCAGAAAAATTGTTTATAGTTTATAAGTATATAAAAAGACCTAATGCACCAGCTTTAAAAACACGAAGTAGAGCATTTTGTATTAAAATGATGTCTTTAGCAGCACAGGGTAGAGTATATACTTTATCACAGTTAGAAATGTTAGTCAATGGATTTGGTCAGACAGGTATAGATATATTTACTAAGCGTGGTGGGTGGTATACTTTACCTGATGTTACGCCTAAAAAAACAACTCCATATTGTAGACATATTTGGGAACAGAAATTAGTTAGAGCAAAGAAAAAATAACCCCTAAAAATAAAAGAAATGGCTGTATTATTTGTAAGTGAAACATATATAAAAAACAACTCAGTAATTGATGAAAACGTAGATATGCGCTTAATCTTACCAGCGATAAGGGATGCGCAAGAATTAAGGGTTCATCCAATATGCGGAACGCCTTTATATATAGACTTAAAAGATAAAATTACTGCGGGTACTTTAAATGCTGATGAAGTAACTTTATTAGATGATTATATTGCACCAGCTATGCTACAATGGACCTTATACGAATGTTCTGTTTCTATGCTGTTTAAATACAGAAATAAAAGTGTATCAACTAAGAACTCAGAAAACAGTAACCCTGTTGATTATAGGGACTTACAATTTTTAAGAGATGATTGGAAAAGCAAAGCAGAAGAAAGGGATAAAAGATTGATTAATTATTTATGCGATAACGAAAGTAAATACCCTAAATATACTGCAGCTAGTGATGATTTAAACCCAAGAAAAACAGCCTACCAAGAAGGCTTTTATTTAGGTGGTGGTAATTCAAATTGCTGGCGTGATGATTATAACTATTATAAGGATTGATAAATGATTATAACTTACAATCAAATAATAAAAGAGTTTAATGACTTTGCTGATATTCATAAGCAGATACAAAATTTTGGAAATGGCGACCTTTGGGAAATTGCAGAACGTAACCAGCTACTAGATTTTAATTACCCTTTGCTATGGGTTGCAGACCAACCAGCTACAATGGGCGATGGTACATTTACTTGGAACTTTCAAATACTAACTATGGACCTAGTTAACAAAGATGAAGATAATGAGAACGATGTTAAAAGCGATATGATACAAGTCTTATTAGACCTATTAGCTTATTTAGAACAAAAGTTTAATACTACTACTAATAATGTAGATTGGACTAAAATACAATTAGTTAGAAGTGGTAATATAACAAGTTTCACGGAACGTTTTGAAGATGACGTTACGGGCTGGGGTATGGCTTTAGGGCTTAGAATACCTTTTAATTATGATAAATGTGATATACCAATAACCTAAATTATGCCAACATTATTTAACCCAAATAAAAAGAAAGGTGTCTTTATGGTACCTTCAGGCGGTACTAAAAGCCCGACACCGCCACCGCCTTCGTTTTCTAACACCAAGTCTTTAGCATTTGATGGTGTTGACGATTATGTAGATACAGGCACAAGTGCTTTAAATGGCGCTTCTGCTTTAACTGTTTCTGTATGGTTTAATACTTCTTATGATACTTGGCAGTATATGTTAGGCGATAATTCTATAAGAATATTTTTGAAACAAAATTCAAATAGAGTAGATTTTACTTTTAACGGAAGTGTAGATTATAGAACTACAAATTTTAATATAACATTAGGAACTTGGAATAATTTAGTTATAGTGTTTGATGGTTCATTAATTCAAGCAGATAGATTAAAGTTGTACTTAAATACTTCTCTTTTAACTAATAATTTAAGTGGAACTTCTGACACTACTTTTGTAGCAAGTAATAACTTTATGTTAGGTCGTGCTGGTAGTAGTTCATCTTCAGAATGGAACGGCAACCTTGACGAAGTGGGAATATGGAACGTAGCTTTAGGTTCAACAGCTATAACAGAGCTTTATACTAATGGACCAATAGAATTAGACACAGACACAGGGAATTATACATCAGCATCAGATTTACAGGCGTGGTATCGTATGGGTGATAATTCTACTTACCAAACACCTCAAATATTAATGCCTTCAAATGAAAATAAAGATAAAGTTAGCAACTGGTCTTTTGAGTTTGATGGAGTAAATGATAGTATAGGTATTGGTACAACATCATTAGGAATTACAAGCGCTATAAGTGTTTCAGCTTGGGTTAAAACAACTGATACATCATTTGTCTTTAGGTCAATATTTGCAGAAGATACATCAAGTGGTACTAATAGAAATTGGAATTTATTACTTAATAGTAGTAACAAAATAGGTTTTATTTTTTTCAATACAGATGGTAGTACAAATTATCTTGTTAGAACAACAGCTTTAGAAGTTCAAGATGGAAATTGGCATCATATTTTAGCAACCTATGACGGAACTGCTAATGCAGATGGCATTAAATTATATATTGATGGAAATTTAGAAAGTGCAACTGCTGGAAGCACAGGGATAAGAAGCACAGCAAGTGTTGAACCATATATTGGAAGTTTAACAAATGGTAACGCGTGGAGATGGAACGGTAGCATAGACGAAGTTTCAGTATTCGATGCAGTTAAAGTTGTAGCAGATGTAAGTGACGGAACACAGCCTATTAATTTAACAGGCAAAGCTAATTTAGTTGCCTATTGGAAACTTGGCGAAGAAGCAACATTTAGTACTAATTGGACTGTACCTGATAGTTCAGCTAATTCTAACGATGGAACTTCTGCAAATATGACTATTGAAGATAGAATTGGTAATGCGCCTAATAGTAATAATAATACTGTTTCTTACAATATGACAGAAAGTGATATAGAAACTGAAACACCTTAAAAAAATATAAAATGCACAATACAAAAACATACGCAGTGATTAATTTAACAGATGTTGGTTTAATAGACTTTAGTCAAGTAGGGGAAACTTCAGTATCTACAATTAGAAAATCTTTAGATGATACACAATTTGTAATTAAATGGGAAGATGGTTATACACCAACTTTTATTAATAACCCTGTTGTACCTGTTGCTACTTACGACCATCACGGAATATTAGAGCTGATGGCTACGCCTGAATGGGCAGAGCCAACGCCAGTACAATGAATAGCAAGGCGGTTAAAAAGAATTAAAAGACGAATGAGAAAAAGGAGAAAAAAATATGTTCTTAGATATACATAGTGTTAACGATGTTCATTTTACTGGCAAAGATGTTGCATATATTATAAGTTTTTTAGTAACTTTATTAACAGCGTGGTTTAAATTAAAGCATGATAACGACAGGCAAACAGATAGAATAAAGGCTTTAGATAAAAAAATGAATAGCTGCTTTTCAGAAAGTAAAGAAGAAACTATGAACGCTAAAAATAGCAGAGTAGCAATTAGAAAAGACTTTGATAGAAAAATAGACAAATTAGATAAAGAAATGAAAGAAACTAAAGAGGCATTTTCAAATGAGATTAAAGTAGTTAATAGCTCTATTTCTGAGGTTAAAAGCGACACAGCAGAAATCAAAGGGATGTTAAATACTTTATTAAATAAAAAATAGAAATTATGATTAAATTATATGAATTTTTTGGTGGTCGTAAAACTACCTTCGCAATATTATTATTTTCTGCAG